ACTCGGATGTGTTCCGTTGGCAAGACGTTTTAGATTTGATTCTGCACCAACCCAGGGATTTTTACCTTCGGCAATCATCTTGCGATTATGTTCAGGACCAAGTAAGTTGTGTGTTCCATCTTCAATCAACTTTTTGTTTAACTTACCGCCTGCGTTTGGACTATTGCCATTCTGCCAGTGATGTATTCCTGCCTCACTACGCCACTTGCTGGGATTATTAGTCAGGTTAATGTGTCTGCCACTAGCCATTGCTGCACTGGCGTTCTGACCATCTTTGTTTGGATTACGGTTACCTTGTAGATTGTGTTTACCTTCACTAACTAACTTATTTTGTTTTTGTCTTAATATTTCAACAGATTCAGGATTAGTTTTAGTCCAGTGGTTATCACCACTTAGTTTTGCTACAACTAATGGATCTTTCATTGGGTTATTAGTCGATTCAAATCCCACAGGATCTGATGTAAGATTCATACAACCTGGCTTACCGTAGTGTTCAGCAAGGTATTTGCCCTCAAGTAATTTAAGTTCAGTTGAATCAGTTGCATACTCAAGCACTTCTCGTGTAAGTGTTGTTTGATCTTTTATCGATCTTGGCCACATACCGGACCCAATATAGCCATCGTCAATATTTTCCGTACTATGTCTACCAACATAGTATTTTCCGTTAACGTGAGTTGTTTTGTATATGAAGTGTATCATACAGTTATTTATGATACTCGCCAGCATTACTAAATTTATAGTCAATAAAAAACGCCCCGAAGGGCGTTTTGTATATCGTGTAGATAAGAATAATTCTTAGCTAAACGAGAGGTTGGAAACTGCGATTTCCCCGAGGTAGTCGCCAGCATTGCCAAAACTCGATGCAGTGTTGGTGAGTTCTATATATCCGTAGCGGGTCATAAAGCTAACCACTGGTTCAAATGTTGTTGGATCAAGAACAACGCCTGAGCTCATCAGGGGAATGTATGGGCAATAGAACGCTGGTGCGTCAGCTTCTGACGAACCTTTGTAACCAACCAATACAGGTGTGGTATCGCTGGCATAGCTGTCAACAAACACACGCATTGCACCGTTCAATGTACCCACAAACTTGGTGTTTGTAGGTGCTTCGAATGTGCCTTCTGTAGTACGAGCAAACGCACTAGTAGTTGCACTTTGCAATACTGTGAGTGCAGCTGAACTAACAACAGCGTAGTTACCAGCGCCACGACGAGTACGTTGGGCGATCAAGTTAGCAACACGATTGATTAGAACTGCCAATGCGGCATGTTCGTCACCAACGAATGTAGCTGTACCTGAAACGGTAGCTTGGTTGTATGTGAACTCAGTAGCAGCCAATGAGCGCAGACTCAAGAGAATCTCTTGGTCAATCTCAGCGGTAATCTCTTGAGCCAGTGCAGCCATGATTTCTGCTTCAACGTCAATGCCATGCATGGCTTGTGCGTCTTGTGCAGATTCAAATGTCCAACGAGCTTGCAACTTACGAGTTTTAGCTTCAACAGCTTGTTTCAAGATTTGCACAGAAATTTGCTTGCCGCCGTTACCTTCCAGGGTTGCTGTGTTAGCACCAGTGTAAGATGTAGCTGTACTTGTGGCCTGAGGCACAGTAGAGTAAGCAGTGGCAATTGTGAATGGACTCAATGCTTCCTGGCCAGCGGAAACGCTGGTTGCAGCAGCTGAGTTATCAGTCAATGCCTGGGCATAACGCACACGCAGAGTGTGAATTTGACCAACAGGACCTGTCATTGGTTGAACACCAACCAACTCGTTAGCGATAACAGTTGGCATGACACGTCGAATCACTGGCAGAATCACACGGTTTAATGTAGCGATGTTACCAGCACTTGTGGAACCTGCTGACGCATTTTCTTTCAAGTACTTGCGAGTGTTCTCAAGGATAACACCCATGCTGTTGCGCCGATTACCGTTCAGACCTTCAAGCAATGCTTCTTTGGTCTCGTTCCAGCGACTTTCTAATAATTGTTCTGACATTTAAGTCTCCTAAAAATTTAAATCACAGTCCAGCCAGACGTTTAAGGTCAATCACATTGCTGCGATCTTCATGGTCAACGTTTTGGGTATGAACTGTCTTATCACCAGTGACCGAGGACACCGTTTCTTTGAGAACTTTTTGAGCTTTCATTGAGCGGTCTTCCAACACTGCTGGTAGATACTTTTCGAATGCGTTTTTCAAACGGTTGGTTTGTACGCTTTCGAGCAAATTACGCATGATATCTTGCTTTTCCCGATTTAAGGGACGCAATAATTCACCCATTGTGCTGTCACGCTCATTGGATTCTTTAATCATACGCAGTTCGCGTTCTTTTGACTCCACAACAACTTTTGCTCGTTGTGTGAGTTTGATGGCTTCCGACAATTGATGATCTTTTCTTGCGATCAAGCTATGCAAATTACGAATATCTTGCTTCTCATTCAAGTGAGTTGCTCCAAATTCGGTTGCATATGCTTCAAAAATCCGACGACCAAAATTGTTCTCTCGAGCAACTTTGATATCTTCTTGCAATTGGGTAAGTTCAGCCTTCAAGTGACGGCTAACAGCTTGACTCATTTTATTTGCACTTTCTTTTACAAAACGTGCTTTGAGACTTTGTAGTTTGCCACGGGCTTCACGGACCAAGCGGACTTTGGTTTCCACTACATCACGTTTGTCTTTTGCAAACTCTTGGATCTCACGAGCCAATGCATGCACCATAAACGACTCAAGTTTTTCAAGTCCTTCTGTGTGCATTTTACGATCTTTACGCAGTTCGCCAATTTCTTCAGCAAGTTTTGTCACTAAAAAGCTATTAAACTTTGTAGCAGACTCTTTCATCTTGTGTTGGAATCGAACACGATCTTCAGCCAATGATTGCTTTTCAGCAGCCACGCCTTGGATCTCTGTGGTAAGACCATCTGTTACCATCTTGTCTAGGGCTTCCACCATTACTGACTTATCGTGCTCATAGCGTTGTGCAAACTCTTCTCTCAGTTCCACACGAGCCTGTTCTCGAGCTTCCGTCAACTTGGTTTCCCAAGCTTCGGTAATCTCTTTACGAGTTTCCTCGGTGATCAGGTCACTATCTAGCAATGGTTTGATAGCATCTAACATGCCTAGTTCTCCTTATATTTTGAGATCTCTAATGAGTTTTACAACTTCATTTTTTAGAGATCTCTTCGCTTTGTTGTCTTGCCCGGCGTCTTTTGCTATTTCCAAAAGTCTATGTCCGTGCTTCATATTCATGAGGCCTTCGTAGATTGCTTTGGGGTAAGCATTTGGAGCACTGGGTTGAGCAACTACATCTATAGTGACTATTTCAAAGTCACTTACATGTCCTGTTCTGTCGTCTACGTTGCCGCTGCCGCGGCTGGATACTCCTAATTTTACTCCCGATGTCAACAAAGTTTTGATCAACTCACCCATGGGGGTTGGTAAAATCTTCATTTTGCCACATCCTGCATCACCTTCCATCCACATGCCTTCAACATTGGTACACACACGATCTAAATTAATTTTGAGATCATCTGGATGATCCACTTCACCTAGTACCGAATTGCCTTCTTTGATCTGCTGATTTATAGTGTTTACTGCTTTGCTAATTTCATGCAATGGATATATTCTATCATTGGCATTGCGTTTGTTACCTTCAATGCATATGCCTTTGAGGTAGAGACTCTTACCGTGACCATCCGGTCCAGCTTCTTCTAACAGCTGAATTTTGGCCTGGTTAAAAGTAAGATGTTCTCTCAGCGTTTTCATTGTTTAACCACGTGCCAACGGACTTTTTGTATTCACCCCAGTGGCCTGAGATAGATGAGGTTTGTTAGCTGGCTTTAAATTTTGCGTGGCCTGTGCTGGCGAATTGCCTACTTTACCAATCAAATCTTTAGTTTGATTGCTGTAAGCACCGGCTGCATCATGCTTGCCACCTTCGGCTGCTCCAGTACGCACTGGTTTCACACTGTTACCAACAGGTCCTTTTGCACCAGCATTAGCTGCCACAGTGGACTTTTTATTAACACCGCCTTCTTCCGAAGTAACTGGTTTAGGTGCAGCCTTTAATGTCACGGCTTCCATCATGCCCATGCCCATTTCGTCCATCTCTCCAGTATCATCCATTTCAATAGCGTCACCACCATCTTCTGGACCAAAATCATCACCATTGCCACCCATGTCATCACCGCCACCCATGAGGTCTTCAAACTCGGCCATCAACTGGTCCAGTTTGTCTTCTAAATTCATAATATCATCTTTGGTGGCTGGTTCAGTTCCACCTTCGTCACCACCCATGGTGAATTCATCAC